AGCCTACAAGGTACAGGTGCATACAATACAACAGGAACGGAGGTTGACCCAAGTGGTGTGATTATAGTAGGTTCAAATCCTGTTAAGACAAAAGGTTACACGGCAAGTGGTGGCGAAACATCAATTACTTTTGCGGACACAATCGGTTATGCTTGTTTGTACGTTTCAAGAGGTGGTGTGGATGCGCAAAACATTTTAACAACAGGAACTCCAACGGGTGATGATGTTAAGTTTATAAGTTCAACTGGGGTTCTTACTTTTGGTAGACCTTTAGAAGCTGGGGAGTATGTTAGGCTTTTAGCACAATAAAAAAAATATAGAATGAGTCAAATTTTAGTAACAGGCGAAGCAAAGATTAGGGATATACAAGGTCCAGTAGTGGCTAATAGTGGTGTAATAACCGCTTTAGATGGTGCTGCAAATCAATATGTGCGAGGTGATGGTACTTTGGCTATTTTTCCATCTTCAAGTGGTGGTGGTAGCTCGGTTTCTTATTATTTAAACGGAAGTGTCAATCAAGGCACTTTTGGTGGTTCTACTTATTACCAAATGAGTAGGAACGCAATAGTAGGTACAGGAACTAACTTTTCAACTTCAATTGATGGCTTGATTGCTCAATTTATTACCGATGCTAATGACCCAGATGTGGTGTCTATTCCAAGTGGTAACTGGAACGTTGAGTTCTTTATGAGTGTAAGTGCATCAAGTGGTGCTTTGGCTTCTTTCTATGTTGAGATTTACAAGTACAATGGTTCTACTTTTACTTTATTAGCAACAAACGTAGCTACTCCAGAGCAATTAACAAACACTACAACAGTTGACGCTTACTTTACAAGTGTGGCTATGCCTTTATCTGCAATGGCGGTTACGGATAGGTTAGCGATTAGAATATTTGCAAACGTAGCTTCAAAGACTGTAACTCTTTATACTGAAGATAATAGGCTTTGTCAAATCGTTACTACTTTCTCAAATGGTTTGACTTCTTTAAATAACTTAACTGACCAATCTCAATATCTAACAACAGGAACAAGCGGAACTGATTTTAATATCGTTTCAAGTGGGGATACTCATACTTTTAATTTACCTGTTGCTTCGGCTACAAATACAGGAAAGTTAAGTTCAACGGATTGGAGTACGTTTAATGGCAAAGTTCCTTATACAGGAGCTATTGCAGATGTTGATTTAGGTTCAAATAATTTTACGGCTTTTGGTGGCACTTTTAATAGTATTTTAACAATCAATGCAACAGGCAACCAAGCAAGAGCATTATATATGGTAACTGGAACTGCTGGTTCACAATACGGAAGCGGAACTGGAGTTAATTTGTTTTCTGAAGCAACCGATAATTTATCAATTTTATTTACAACTGCCTCTACTACAAGAAAGGCAATTTTAAATGGAGCAAATTTAACTACTGCAAAAACATTTACTTTGCCAGATGCAAGTGGTACTATAGCATTGACAAGTAATATCAATTATCCTGTTACAAGTGTATTTGGTAGAACAGGTGCAGTAGTTGCTGCAAGTGGCGATTACACAACTACACAAGTAACAGAAGGAACAAACCTTTATTTTACGGATGCAAGAGCTAGAGCAGCTTTAAGTTTTACGGCTGGTAGTGGTGCTTACAATAGCACAACAGGATTAATAACAATTCCTACTGACAATAATCAAATAGCAAATGGTGCAGGATATATTACAAGTTCTGCTTTAAGCGGTTATTTACCTTTAAGTGGTGGCACTTTAACAGGTGGATTAAATGGTACTACTGCAACCTTTAGTGGCTTAGGTACATTTTATCAATTAACAATGACAGGTGCAACGGCAGGTAGATTGTTTTATGCTCAAACAGGAGGTGTTTTTAGTCAATCAGGTAATTTAGTTTGGAATAATAATACAGAACAATTAGGAGTAGGAACACCTAATCCAAGTGCAGTTGTTACCGCTTTTTCTACAAATGCTGCAACTCAATTAAAGGCTGCTGGTACTGCTCCTGCAATTACCTTTAGTAATACTTTAACTTCAGCATCTTTAGCTTGTGTATTTGGTTTAGCTACTGCAAATAACCATTTTATAACAGGAACGGCTGCTGGTGATATGGCTATTGCGAATCAATCAACAAGTCCAGGTGCTATTATTTTTGGAACAGATACATTTGAAAAAATGAGGATGAGTTCTAATGGTAATTTTGGAATTGCAACAAGTTCTCCTGCAACTAAATTAGATGTATCTGGTACTATTAGGTCAATAAGTCAAACTGACCCTACAAGCGGTGTTGGTATGGAATTATTTTATCGTGCTGCTGATACTTCTTCTTACATACAATCTTACGATAGAACAAATGGTGCTTGGAGAGATGTAAAAATATATGGTAACACTTTATATTTTGGCTCACAAGGAACTAATAATCTTACAATAGCTTCTACTGGTGCTGCTACATTCTCAAGTAGTGTACAAACAAATGGTAATGCATTTATTTTACCTACTCTTACTGGAGGTGGAGCTGGTGGTGGTTTATATTTAGGTGTATTCCCTGATACACAATATACAAAACAAGCAATATTAGTTGAAAGATATACAAGTACATCTGGTAATTATGGTAGAGGCTCATTGCATTTTTGTAATAGAGATACTGCGGATGCTAATCAGCCTACACTTGCAGATAGCAGAATGGTAATCACATCGGGGGGTGAGGTTGGTATTGGTGTTACTCCTTCATCTGGTAATAGATTTTGGGTAAAAGGTGGCACAACATCTTCAGGCAGTACAACTATGCTTGCTCAAAACAGCGCAGGTACAAATACATTTTATGTAAGAGATGATGGTGCAGTATTTTTAAGGTCATCATATCCTTTTACTACTGCTGCTGCATCAAATATGTATTTAGATTCAAGTGGAGTTATTCAATTATCTGTTTCATCATTAAAATATAAAACTGATGTAATTGATTATGATAAAGGTTTAGATTATGTTTTAAAATTAAGACCAATATCTTATAAAAGTAAAAATAGTCTAATAGATGGCGATAAAGTCTTTGCAGGTTTAATAGCTGAAGAAGTTCACGAATTAGGATTAACCGAATTTGTGCAATATGCAGAAGATGGTACTCCAAATGCATTAGCTTACCAAAATATGATTGCCTTAGCATTTAAAGCTATCCAAGAACAACAAGCACAAATAGAAGAATTAAAAGAATTAATTAAAAATAAATAATATGAAATATTGGTACATTAATCAATTAGACTGCGTTCCACAAGATGGTGATTTAACAGACTTTGTTGTAGTCGCACATTGGAATCGTAACGCTAAAGAAACAATTAACGGAGTAGAATACTTTGCTTCGGTTTATGGTTCTCAATCATTCTCAAAGGATGACGTTACTAACTTTATCCCTTACGAGGACTTAACCTATGACATTGTTTGTGGCTGGTTGGATTCAGCAATAGACACAGAGGCTTTAGACCTTAATTTAGATGCTCAAATAGAGAATCAAGTTAACCCACCGATAATTTCTTTGCCTTTGCCATTTTCTAACCCATAGGAAATTTAAAGTATTTAACTATATTTGTATATAAAATTAAAACTATGATAACAATTAATCAAGAGCAAATCAAAGAATTAGAAGCCTATTTAATGGAAATCCCAGCAAAGTTTGCTAATCCAATTTTAGGTTATTTAGGCAAAATTGCACAAGAACAAAATCCACCACAAGAATCAACTGAAGCGTAATGGTACATAATAGCAATCAATCGGACTTATTAACTATTGTTAGCGGAACATCCGCATTTATTAGTGTTGCAAATGTGCAACCCATAGTTTCTTTAATAGCGAGTTTGATTGCTATTGTTTCTGGTATTTTAGCTGCAAGATATTACATTAAGGCGACTAAAAGATTTAAGTAATGAAAGAGATAGTAATCGTTCTATTAACGGCGGTTCTAATCTTTTTTATCGGAAGTGAGGCACGATACACCAAAAGTGAACCTGTAATCTTAACGGATACAGTTTACCAACAGAAAACTTTTACTAAGTTTATAAAGGGAAATTCAATCCCTTTTGTAGTTTTAGACACAATTTACATAGTTGAAACAGACACAATTACAATCGTTAAGGATTATAACCAAGTAAAGGTTTATTCCGATACTATGCGCATAGATTCTTTAGGATACGCATACATTCAAGACACAATCAGTCAAAATAAAATACAAGGCAGAGGTTTTAGTGCCAATTTTAACCTTCCGACCATAACAATTACCAAATTAATAGAGCCAAAGTCAAAGAACCAGCTTTATTTGGGATTTATAGGCGATTTAAAGCACTCAAACGGACAAATTGGGATAGGTGGCTCAATTGCACTTAAAACGGCTAAAAACACTTTATATACGGCAACGGCAACTATGAACGGATATTCTTTTGGATACTATAAAAAGTTTTAATATGAAGAAGTTTATTATTTCAATGTTTAGTGATGAAGTTGGTGCAATGAGCCATAAAAGGATTTTAGCTTTTATTGGTGCTATTTGTCTTTATACAACTTTTGTAATTACTAAAAGCGACCATTTAGGCGATTTAGTTTTTTATATGAGTATGGCATTTGCAGGTTTAACAACTATTGATAAATTCAGTAAATAATGGAAAACAACGAAAAAAGAGCATTTGCAATTGGTTTTGTATTGTGGGTAATTGGATTAGTTTACTTTATAAATCAAGTGTTATGATTAGTAAATCTGCAATAGACCTTATAATAAAGCACGAAGTGGGCGGTCGTGATGTATATACTCGTAGGTATCAAAAACCAATATGGGCTGGTGGGGATAGTGGAATTACTATTGGGATAGGTGCTGATTTAGGCTATATGAAGGAAAAAGAATTTTTAGCCGTATGGAGTCCAAATCTTAATCTTAATTTTATTAATGCATTAAGACCAGTTGTTGGATTAAAAGGTCAACAAGCCAAGTTAATGTTAAGAGGTGAGATTTTAAATGTTAAAGTGCCTTTCAATGTAGCATACGAAGTATTTATAAATTATGACATTCCTAAATATTATAAGTTGACTAAAGCCATTTATCCAGAACTTGACACCTTAAACGAGGACACAAGAGGTGCGTTGGTTTCAATGATCTATAACAGGGGAAACAAGTTAGATGGCGATAGGCGCAAGGAAATGAGGGCAATAGTTAATCTTGTTGCTAAAGCTGATTACGAGGGCATTGCTGACCAAATAGAAAGGTCTAAAAGACTTTGGGAAAATGTTGGATTGGATGGACTTGTAAAAAGAAGGGAGGAGGAAGCAGATTTAATTCTAAACTCACTAACCTAAAATAAACCTATGGCAACAACAAAAAAAGGCGGAAGCAAAACCACAATGAGTGGTCAAATAGTCTTGGACTATTTAGCTAAATATCCTCAATGGATGCCCTCTAATACTTTAGCTTCTTTGATTATGAAGGAGCAAAGCGCACACTTTGACAATCAAGAGAACGTACGTTATTTGGTACGTTATTATAGGGGTAAGACAGGCGAAACTAAAAGTGTAAAAGGAACTAACAAACAATTTATAGAAGATTTTAAACGTACTGCTTCAAACTTTGCTCAGCCACCTACTTGGGTAGAGGAAAAGGTTGTTTACTGTTTACCGATAGGAATTAAGAAGATGGGTTTTATAAGCGACTTACAAGTACCATTCCACGACCCTAAAGCTATTGAGGTTTGCTTTAAATACTTACAGGACCAGAAGATTGATTCATTATTTATCAATGGTGATTTGGTTGACTTTTACCAATTAAGCGATTTTCAGAAAGACCCAAGAGTTAGAAAGTTTGATGAGGAATACGAGGCAATAATTGAGATGCTTGGATTTATAAGAGCATCATTTCCTTTGATTCCTATTTACTACAACTTAGATGCCAACCACGAATTTAGGTATGAAAGGTATATGAGAACCAAAGCACCAGAGTTATTAGGTTTAAGCGGTAAGTTTGACATTGAGGAAATCTTAATGCTAAATACTTTTAACATTATTCCGATTAAAAATATAGATCACGTTAAGTTCGGCAAATTACCTATCATTCACGGCGATACTACATTTAGAAGGGGAAGCGGTGTAAATCCAGCTAAAACTTTATATGATAGGGTTAAGCAGTCGGCAATAGCTTCGCACGTTCATCAAGTACAATCTTATACAACCAAGAATCAGTTTGATGAAGAAGTCTTTACTTGCTGGACTACCGGACATTTAATGCATCCGAACGTTGAATATTGTAAGCACGTTGATAATTACTCACAAGGGTTTGCCATATTAGAAAAGGATGTTGAAGGTTACTACTCGGTGCAAAATAAAAGAATCTATAAAAACAAAATTTTCTAATATGAGATACCCTAAAAACTTTGCAAAATTGACATCAATACAACAAGAGCAATGGTTAGTTGCTAAACTAATTGAACTGCATAACTTAGAGCAAGAAATCAAGTTAACCTTAGGCAAGATAAGAGGTGGCGAGAAACTTATATTTAAAGAAATAGACAGACCAGATTTAGCTTTATTAAAAGATGAAGATTAAGATCATATATAAAAAGTTAGGTAGGGAACAGGCTCACGGCATTGCTGAAAGTGATGGTGTAGTTTATATTGACTCACGGCTAAAGGGGAAAAAATTGCTTGAGATACTTCTACACGAGCTGATGCACCTCCAAAATCCATTAGATGATGAGGAAACGATTATTGAGAAAAGTGTAACTTTATGTAAGATTCTCTGGAAAGAAGGTTACAGGAGAGTTGATAATTCTAACGATACACCATTACAAGATGGTTCTAAATAGTTGTTCGTTCATAGTTCCTCACCCCTAAAAAGGTGGGGTTTTTTATATATCTTTGGCTTTCATATTGGAGAACTTAGGTTTAGCCACCCTTTTAGTCTTATTAGGGTGGTTTTTTATGTGTCATAAAACGCACTATTTGACACATATTTGTTACATATAAGTCAAATTATACCATTCATCCCCTATTTTTTACCGCTTATCACAAACATTTGCTTTGTTTGATAAAGTTATAAGGTTTTACCCTATCTTTGATTTCGTAAACCAAAACAACCAATATGAACAGACTAAAAACTCCACAGGAGAAAGCAAACGAACGCTACAAAGCTGAAAGCATCAAACCACTTTACGCATTTATTATTGTATGCGTGGCATTTTTAATTACCGCAATCCTTCAAAACATTTAATATGAAAAACTTAAAAGAAAAGCCTATTAGGATTAAAATACCATCATTTTTTATTCCACACGATTTATCAAGAAAATATATAAGCATTGTAAAATGCGAAAGATTAGTCAAAAAATTAAAAAACAATTAATTATGAACGCAATAGAAACATTTATTTACACATTAGAAACTCAATTAAAAACAATGCCAGATGGATACACAAAGCAAACAGTTGTAGCTTGTAAAGAACTTGCAGAAGGCATAAAAGAAATTTATGAAAACCCTAATAACAACATTAGTAACGAATCAAATCAAGACTAACCTACAAACCGAAGCCGACAACAAAGGCATAACGCTTAGTAAGTTGGTTTATAAAATCCTAAAACAATATGAGCAAACTAATCTACCAAGAGAAACAACTAAAGTTGCACAAAAGAGCAACAATCCTACTGGAACTGCTAAAACAAGCACAGGGAAGGCAAAATCTATTTGAGGCTGATCTTGCTGAATGGAGGCGAGGTCTTGATGATACAAGGACAATGATTAGCGAGGAAGATTTATTAATCAAGATTGCAAGGATGAATGACATCCAGCGCAGAATCCTTAAAAGCTACCATTACTTGATTCTGGACCTTTATACCTTAACCGAAGACTTTATGTTACCAATAAACCTTTTACACTTTTAATATGAATCCAAAAGAAACCGCAGAATACTTAATAGCCAAATTTAATTTTATACCAATTAATAATGGATATTCTTACAATGATTTACTTGAAATTAGAAAGCAATGTGCTTTGATATGTGCATATGAAGTACAAGGTGAATATCAAATAGAACACGATCCTATAAAATATTTACTTTGGGAAAAAATAATAAAAGAAATAAAAGCTATATGAAAAATGAGGTACATAAAACATATATGGCAGAACTTGAAATAGAAGTTTTGCGAGAAAAAAACAAAGAACTAAAAAAAGAAATAAACAGGTTAAAAGACCTATTAGATCAACATTTAAACATAAAAACAACAAGAATGGACAAAGAACAACAAAAGGAGTATGCTATTGAAATAGCCGAAAAAGTGTGTAATTACTATCAAATTAAATATGGACAAATGATGTCCAAATATAGAGGCGAGGAAGTTACCTTAGCAAGGCAAATGACAATGTACTTAACTAAGGAAAAAACCGAATTAAATGGAGAGGAAATAGCACAAATCTTTAACAGGGATAGGACAACGGTTTTACACTCAATCCAAAAGATTAGGGGTCAATTGTCAAATAAGTTTGATGATACCATAAAAAAGGATGTTTTCAACTTAAATGTGCTTATTTAATTTGGTTATTAACACCAAAGTAGTTAATTTTAAACTCTAAAACCAACCAATATGAACGAACAACAACTGGCTAAAAAGCCACAACTTTCGTACACGAAAGATCAAGTAGAGTTAGTAAAATCGCAGATTGCTCCAGAGGCAACAGTTGATGAACTAAAGCTATTTCTTTATCAAGCACAAAGGACAGGACTTGATGCATTATCAAGGCAGATTTATTGCATCCACAGGAACGTTAAAACGCAAAATGGATGGTCTAAAAAAATGACTATTCAAACAAGCATTGATGGATTCCGAGTAATCGCTGAACGTAGCGGAAACTATGGTGGACAAAGCGAACCTGTATTTGTAGAACAAGATGGTAAGTTAATTTCTTGTAAGGTATCAGTATTTAGATTTCACGGCGATTTAAGGTATGAAGCAGCCGTTGGAGTAGCTTATTGGGATGAATACTGCCAAAGAACAAACGAAGGCAAACCAATGGGTTTATGGGCGAAGATGCCACATACAATGTTAAGCAAGGTAGCAGAGGCATTAGCTTTAAGAAAGGCTTACCCACAAGATTTAAGCGGACTTTATACAGGTGATGAAATGGCGCAAAGTGATGAAAAACCAGCCTACATTAAAACGCACGATAATCTTGATGATTTGGAGTTAGCTATTGATTTATGCATAAGCACAAACGAATTGGCTGAACTTTACACATTGAATCAAGAATTAGCCGATAAAGAAGTAACTAAATTATTTACCAAGAAAAAACAAACTTTATGACACCATTAACAAGATTATGGGATTTAAGGGAAGCAGTTAAGTTCTGGAATTACAAAGTAGATACAAGCTATCCTCAAAATGCAAGTGAAATGATTCATCAATTAAATTTAGCTAAGTATAAACTTAAACTACATAAACAAAAACACTTTCCAGAGTTATTAGAGCAACCGAAAAGGGATTACATTCCTTATCAAATGTTAGCTGATAAATTTGAAGTATTTGAAAACTATTTAAACGATTAATTATGCCTTATTCAACTTGCTGCGGAGCATATACCGATATGGATGAAATTGGAATTTGTCCAGATTGTTTAGAACATTGCGACTGGGAAGAAGAAGATGAGGAGGAGTTAGAACAAGATAGGCAAACGGAAAACGAAATAGAACAACAACAATTAAATAAACACCAAAACTAAAAACAATGATTGTATTAAACATTTGCAAAGAAGAAATTAACTGGAAAGAAGCTAAAAACGGCAAACACTACGCAAACGTAGCTACTGACTTTTTAAAGCAACCAGATGAAAAAGGAAACACGCATACAGTTTGGAATAACCAAACAATGGAGGAAAGAGCAGAAAAAGCAAAGAAAAACTATTGTGGCAGAGGTAAGCAAGTTTCTTATAATGCACCAACAGGTAAAAAGGAATTTGCCGTAAACCAACAGGAAAGCGAAGATGATTTACCATTCTAAAACAACCCCTCGTTGGGCGACAACGTTAAGCGCAAATTTAAAAACTACAACTATGATTGGTAAAAAAATAATAATAAATAAAAAACATCCAATGTTGTGTAGAGATGATAAACCAATAGACATTGAATGTACGATATTAGACAAGATACTTTGTCAAGAAAAAATAACTAAATA